TTAATGTAGGTAATATTCCGCCTGCTGAAGTTGAGCAGTTTATGCAAAAAACTATAGGCACCATGAAACGTACTCCGTTAATGGATGAAAAAACAGGTGAATATAACCAAAAATATAACATGCAAAACTTACTAGAGGATTTCTATATCCCGGTAAGAGGAAATGATGCCGCTACTAAGATTGAAACTACAAAAGGTCTAGATTACGATGGTATCCAAGACGTAACTTACCTAAGAGATAAGTTATTTGCTGCCCTTAAAGTACCTAAAGCCTTTATGGGTTATGAAAAAGACTTAACAGGTAAAGCAACATTAGCAGCTGAAGATATTAGATTTGCTCGTACAATTGATCGTATTCAAAGAATCTTATTATCTGAGTTATATAAAATTGCTTTAGTACACCTTTACACTCAAGGATTTGATGGAGAAAGTTTAACAAACTTTGAACTTAATCTAACTACTCCTTCAATTATTGCTGAACAAGAAAAAATTAATCTTCTAAAGGAAAAAGTAGCTCTAGCTAAAGATATGCTAGACACTAAAATTATTCCTTCAGATTGGATTTATGATAATATCTTCCAATTCAGTTCAGATCAGTATGATGAGTATAGAGACCTAGCAATTGAGGATGCTAAACGTAACTTTAGGATTCAACAAATTACAGAAGAAGGTAATGACCCAGTTGAAACAGGTCGTTCATATGGTACACCACATGACTTAGCCTCTCTATATGGTAGAGGAAGATATGAAAATGGTGAAGTACCTGATGGATATGATGAAGATAAAGAGTTAGGTAGACCTAAAGAAAAAGCATCTAATATCAATACTCAACAAAATGTTTTAGGTAGAGATAGACTTGGACGTCAAGATAATAAAGTAGATGACCAAGAAAAATATGGTACACCTAATTACAAGGGGGGCTCACCTTTAGCTTTAGAAAATAAAAAAAATAAAAATAAAGCTTTACTAGAATCCTTAAGTAAAGAGATAGTTTACGCTAAAAATAAGTCAGCAGAATCATTATTAGATGAGTCTAATCTGACTGAGTAAATATCTTTATATATTTATAATAAATCCTAGATAGAATGAATATTAAACATTCGAAATATAAAAATACTGGTATTCTCTTTGAACTGCTTGTTAGACAAATAACAGCAGATACACTTAATGGAGGACAATCTCCTGCATTAAATATTATCAAAAAATACTTTGTAAAAAGTGAATTAGGTAAAGAATTAAAATTATATGAGACTTTAAGTAAAACTAATAAAATTACTGAAGCCAAAGCTAATATTTTAATACAAACTATTTTAGAGTCATCTAAAAAACTTAATAGATCATCTTTACGTAGACAAAAATATAACCTAATCAATGAGATTAAGGAACATTATGATCTAGATGAATTTTTTAAAACTAAATTAGTTAGTTATAAGCCATTTGCTGCTTTATATACTTTAATTGAGGCTGTACATACAACTGATACAGTTAACCCAACTCAATTAATTGATAATAAGTTTACTCTTCTAGAACACCTATCCACTCCAGTAGTTAAGGAGGAAAAAGTAAAAGATGAAGTCCTACAAGAATTTCAAACATATGATAAAGACATAAGACTTCTTACTTATAAAATCTTACTAGAGAAATTTAATGGTAAGTATTCAGGCTTATATGAGTCACAAAAAGAAGTACTTAAAGAATTTATCACTTCAGTTGACTCAACTCCTAAGTTAAGAACATTCTATAACAATAGAATCCAACAACTTAAAGAAGAATTAGCTAACATTAGTAAAACTATAACAGACAAGGCTGTTCAAATTAAACTAATTGAGGTTTTACCTCTTATCGTTGAGGTTGAAAAAACACAACCAATCAAAAACGAGAACATAGTTGACCTACTCCAATATTGTGAATTAGTAGAAGAACTCAAAATAGCCAATGGACAATCTAACAAATAAAATCCAGGAAGTAATTCGTGGTAAAAAATTTAAACTTGTACCTACTCCTGGTGGAGAAGGAGAATTTGAGTCTGATGTAGTTTATGTTCCTGATTTTGAAATGCTAATAAAAGATCTAAACAGAGCTTTAGAAACTTTAAATGGTATATCTACAACTGAAGAAATTAGAAAAGACTCTGAATTTTTAGCCTATATTAAAGAATATAGAGAATTAAGAAATAAAATTAGAACCCACCTAAGAAAAAACTACCCAGTTGAATATAGCACTATTAAAGGCTTATTTGAAATGACTGGTACAGGTGGTGGGGCTGGAGCTGCTGGATTCCAAGTAGGTCAAGGTCCTCAATATGGAGCTAAGTATGCCTATAAATTAGCTCCTAAAATGAAAAAATTAGGTGAAGGCAACCCAGGTGCTTCATTAGGTAAAGGACCTAAAGCAGGTGCCACAGGTGTAAAAGACAATTATTATACTAAAAATTTTGGTTTTAAACCGGTTAATAGTAAGAAATTAGCTGCCCAATCCAAGGCAGTAGACACTAAATATTTATGGGGTAAATAATATTTATAAACATGTACAAATATAAATTAAAACCAAAACCAGTAAATGAAATAGACCCAGGAAGAAAACAATTCCAAGAGGAACGTATTGCTGCTTTTGATAAAATTACTCAACGCTTAAATAATTTATACCCAGCTATAGATAACGCTAAAGACGAAACTATAGCATATTATAATGAAAAACCAGAATCATATGCTGTTGTTAAACCAACAGACTTGATTTTAAGTTACTTAAATGATATTGAAGAACTATTAACAGGAGACAAATGAAAACCCTACAAGAACAATACACACTAATACAGGAAGGTAAAGGACATAAAGATATGTTCTTAAAATCTGCTCGTAGATTATTTCCTGAATATATTACTAACTTTGCCTCATATGGTGAAGCTACAACTATCCTAAAACAAAAAGGAATCATTAGTGAAATGATTGTAGGAGGAGGTGTTATAAGTCGTCGTCCATTTGATCCATTTAAAGCTTTTAACTCATTTGTAAACGAAGCCTCAGAACAAGAAACCCCAGTTAGAGCCCCTAAAGCATCAGGTGCTTATGATACTAAATCTGTTAACACTAAATTATCTAAAGAAGTAGAAGATAACCAAAGAGAAACTGGATTCAATAATCAGAACTATAAAGATATTGATAACTTATACGGTGAAGAATTTTTAGAGGGATATTACGCTGAAATGAAAGATCCTAAGAATGTTGATAAAACTGTAGATGAGCTAAAAGAAATTGTTAGAAAAAATTTAGCTAAAAATTCTTCACATTATGTAGAAAACGCTGCTTTTGGTGTTAAAGGAATAGGCTACACAAAAGATGCTCCTGGATTAGGTGAAGGTGAGCCTGTTAAAGGAAAATACAAAGCTAGTGGATACGGTGACATGCCAAAGAAAAAGTAATGAAACAAGTTCTTATTGAAACCCTCCCATTCCAAGTTGTACCTACACAACTAACTGAAGGATATAAATCCGCAGCTGGTAACCCTATTGTTGAGGGTATTTTAGCTTCAGCTGAAATTAAAAATGGTAATGGTAGATATTACGCTAAAGACCTTTGGCAACGTGAAATAGACAAATACATGAACGTGGTTAAAGAAAACAGAGCCACAGGTGAATTAGACCACCCAGATTCGTCTATAATCAACCTAAAAAACGTTTGCCATATCATTCGCGACTTATGGTGGGACGGTGATAATATCATGGGTAAAATCGAAATTCTACCGACAGTATCAGGCAATATTCTAAAAGCACTTATTGATAATAATGTAATGGTAGGTGTATCATCAAGAGGTATGGGTTCATTAAAACCTACATCTGGTGGTATGATGGAAGTACAAGACGATTTTGAACTCCTATGTTGGGACTTTGTCTCAACCCCTTCAAACCCAGGTTCATTTATGCATTTAGTAAATGAAGGAAAAGAATATAAAGCAAGTTCTTATGGTAAAGTAAATGGTATCCTAACAGATATCTTATGTGCTAAAGGTACTTGCCCTATAATATAACCTAAGATGCTACCTTAGGAATGCCCCCCTTGGATAGTATCCTTGGGTCAACCCCTACAGAAATGTAGGGGTTTTTTCTCCTCTTTAATTTTTAATAGATCCCTATATATGTATCACTGACCCTAGTATGTTATCCTTTATATAACATTGGGATTTGTATAACACTTATTACGGTTCACAAAGAATAATAACCGTACCCCACAAACTAAATTTTGAGGAAAATGTCAAACAGTAGAGACCTTTTAAAGGAGGCTATTGCCGATGCTAAATCTGTAAAAGAAGCAGCTATCGCTAATGCCAAAGCAGCTCTCGAGGAAGCATTTACTCCTTACTTACAAGAGAAATTTGCCGCTAAATTGCAGGAAATGGAACTTGAAGAAGAGGATGATATGTACGAAGAGATGACTGATGAGAACTACGGTGAGGATGGAATGAAAGAAGCCAAAGAAGACAAAATGAAGGAAGCTTACGACGATAAAATGGAAGAAGCTGACAAAATGGATGAATTGGATCTTGAAGAACTCCTAGCCGAACTCGATGAAGAAATGGAAAAAACTAAAGGCATGGAAGAAACCTTAAACGAAGCTGAAGAAGAAATAGAAATGGACTCTGAAGAAGAAGTTGAAGGTGGAGAGGGAGATGAAGAAATCGATCTTGAAGACATGTCAGAAGAAGATCTTAAAGCTTTAATCGAGGATGTAATTGCCGATATGGTTGCAGCTGGCGAATTAGAAGCCGGTGACAACTTTGAGGAAGAAGGCGATGAAGAAGAAATCGACATCGATATGGAAGACGAAGAGTCTAAAGAAGAGGAAATTATGGAAAGAAAGAATTACGGAGGTGGTAAAGGCAACGAGTCAAAAGACAAAGGAGCCTACGCTAAGAAAAAAGAAGGTCATGGTCGTGGCCCTCTTAAGAAAGACTCAGCAGAAGCCGAAGGTAAAACTGACTACCGTAAGAAACTTGAAGAAAAAGAAGTAGAAGAAATGAGAAATCAAATCGCAGAACTCGCTTCAACTCTTTCAGAAGTAAAACTTCTAAACGCTAAACTTCTTTACACAAACAAGATTTTCAGAGCTAAGAATTTAACTGAAAGTCAAAAAGTAAAGGTATTGGAAGCTTTTGATAAAGCTGCTTCTGTAAAAGATGCTAAACTTATCTACGAAACATTAACTACAATTAAGGAAACTAAATCCCCAGTTACTGAATCAATGAGAGGTATGGCCTCTAAAGCAGCAGGAATGGCCCCAACAAAGAAACCAATTCTTGAGGTAAACGATCAATTTGCAAGATGGCAAATTCTTGCAGGAATTAAAAAATAATTAACTTAAAAAAATAATTTAGACAATGTCACAAGTACAACAACTTCTCGAGTCTGCTGCTTCCGGTTGGAAGAATATGCAGTCTGACGCTGCTCGTTTAGCGTCCAAGTGGGAAAAGACAGGTCTTCTTGAAGGTCTTCGTTCAGAGACTGACAAGAACAACATGTCTTTAATCCTAGAAAACCAAGCAAAACAACTTGTAGTAGAACAATCATCAGTTGGTGGTGGTACAGGCTACGGTGCTTTCTCAGTAGGTCAAGGCGCTGAATGGGCTGGAATCGCTCTTCCATTAGTACGTAAGGTGTTCGGCCAAATCGCTGCTAAGGAATTCGTTTCTGTTCAACCAATGAACCTTCCTTCTGGTCTAGTATTCTTCTTAGACTTCCAGTACGGAACTGCTAAGAATCCATTCACTCAGAACGGATCACTTTACGGTAATACTGGCTCTGCCCAGTACCCATTCTCTACTAACACTAACAACCTTAACCAATTAGGTACAGGTGGTCTTTACGGTGCTGGTAGATTTACTTACTCAACTAACCAATTCTCTGAATCAATCGTAGCTGTTTCAGGTGCTAGCACTGCTGTAGTACAAGCAACTTGGGCTGACGTAAATTTTGACTCTAGCTTATCACAATCTATTGTTCAAAACCAAATCATCTCTATCACAGTTACTGGTTCAACTGGTCAGTTACCTAACTTTGATCCAGACGCAGTTCGTGGCTTCGTAATCTACTCAGCTTCTAATGCAGCTGGTGATGTATCTGTAGCTACTAACTTACCAGCTTTCACAACTTACGATTACACTGCTAATACAATCACTTTCTACGTTACTGCTTCTGCTGCTAGCGCAGTTTACAATGTATCTGGTAGTGGTTCATTCATTGTAGAATACAACAAGGCTACTACAATGTCTCCATACAACGTAGGTGATTTTGAAGCTGGAAACCGATTCGCAGTTCCTAACGCTGAGAGCTCAGAACAGATTGTTATCCCAGAGATCAACATCCAAATGCAATCTCAAGCTATTGTAGCTAAGACTAAGAAGCTAAAAGCAGTTTGGACACCTGAATTCGCTCAAGACTTGAATGCTTACCAAGCTCTTGATGCTGAAGCTGAGGTTACAAACATCATGAGTGAGTACATCTCTCTTGAAATCGATCTTGAAATCTTAGACATGTTGATTGAAGATGCAGCTGCTGGTACAGAATACTGGTCTGCGATCTCTAACCAATTCATCAATGCTTCTGGTACTGCATTCACTACTTTAGGAGTATCTGATGGTGGTTACTACAACA